CCTCGAACTCAATTCGCTCAATTCCTCTCTTTTGTCGTTTGTAATCTCAACATCAAAGGCAAAATCAAATGCTTGTCGATAATATTGCGATGTCAGTTCGGTAAATTCGCTGATCGCCATCATGAGCTCTTCGAGTTTTTGAGCTCGAAACGATAGTCTGTCCCGCCGCTCATTGAGCCCAAAGGAAATTACGCCAGCGCACACGCCCGACATCAGGGCCGTGACGGCGCCCGCAATAAAGGTTGAAGCGATAGTCACTGGTAACCCCCGGGCTGAGTACGTGTTGACTTGTGCGCAGCTAAGTACCATAGATCAGCAATCGTCATAGATGCGCCCGCAGCCGAGAGGTTTGCGGGCTTTTTTGTGCCCAGAGATCACCGTCCCGGAGAGCACCATGGCCGATCAGGTCGCCAGCACGTCCGACGATCGGACCGCGAATAACGTCATGCGCCATGCCTACCGCGTCCTGAGCAACGACGAAAAGGCTGCGATGCAGAAGATCAAGGACGATGGCCTGGCGCTCCACGAGTTCTTCGCATCGCTCGGTAGCAGCCGTGAGCTGTCCGTCGCTAAGACGAAGATCGAAGAGGCGGTGATGTGGGCTGTCAAGCACATCACTGCCTGATGCACTGACTATCGTATCGGCCACCCATGGGCGGAGGCGAGCATGGCGAGCAGGCTACCAACCGGCGCGGTCGACCAGCTCATCGCCATCCGAGATGCCGTGCGCCAGATCATCCCAGGCGGTCGCACACCTGAGACCAGCTACCACCACAAGGATGAAGCGCTTCGCGGCCTAAATCGGCTGATCGGCAGATGACAACGCGTGAACAGTGGACCTTTGCCGCGATCGCCCTTGCGTTCGTGGTCATCTGGTTCGGCGCGGTGATCGCCGCGTTCATGGCCTGATTTCATGCCGTGGCAGCCTCAACGGTTTGGTCCACGCGCTAAGCCGAAGAAGCCTTGGCAGCCGTCCGGTCTCGACCGGCGTGTCAGAGGTCGCGCTGGTGTGGCGCTACGTGCGATGGTCATTGCAGAGGAGCCGTTCTGCCGAGCCTGCCTCGCGCACGGCTGCAGGGCCTCTGCAAGCCCTGCCACGAGGCGAAGACGAAGGCAGATCGGTCATCCGGCGAGACCTGCTGACCGCCCCCATGATAGCCCGCGCCACGCATGGCGGCCGGAGATGGCAGGGGGTGGGTAAATCTCTCCGGCCGTTTCGGTCCGGACACCGCCACGAAGCAATTTTTTCACGCCGTCAAAATCAAAAGTGAAATGTTCCGGGGGTTCGGATGGCCAAGGGTGGTGCTCGGCCGGGAGCAGGCCGGCCCAGAAAGTCGCCGGCGCTCAAAGCACTGACCGGCACCCTGCGAGCCGATCGGGACAAGGTGCCCGACCACGTTCCGATGGGCGCTATGATTTGCCCGATCCATCTGTCGGAGTTGGCCCAGCTCATCTTCCGCGACATCGCGGACATGCTCGAGGCGGAGAAGCGGGCGAGTCCGCACTACGCTCAGCATGTCGCACTGCTCGCCCAGCGCCTCGAGCAGGTGCAGCGCTGGCAAGCGGTGCTGGAAACGCAAGGCGACACTTTCAGCAGCCGCACGATCCGCAAGGTCGACGGCGAAACGGTCATCACCGAGATGGTCCGCGCCAGACCGGAGGTGGCCATGCTCTCAGATGCAATGCGGCATTCGCAATCGCTGCTTGGAGAGCTGATGCTCAACCCGGCCGCGGCGCTGCGCGTCGCCTCTGGTCATAAGCCGGAGGCGGGAGCCTTCGACGACTTCTGATGTGTCTGAGCAACGCGATTACGTCGCCATCGCGACGGAGTATGCACGCAAAGTAAGCAAGGGCGGCATCCCGGCATGCACGCATATCGTGCTGCAATGTCGTCGATTTTTGGACGATTTGAAGGAGCAACGGAAGCGGGATTTCCCGTTCCGCTTCGACGCTGACAAGGCCAGCCGGCCTTGTCGCTTCATCGAACGGCTGCCCCACTCAAAGGGGCGCTGGGCGGCCAAGAAGGAAACCCTTCGGCTAGAGCCGTGGCAGGTCTGGATCATTGCGAACACGTTCGGCTGGCTCCGGAAGAAGGACGGGCTTCGCCGCTTTCGGCGCCTATTTTTGGTCGTTCCCCGGAAGAACGGTAAGAGCGCGATCGCGGCCGGCATTGGCCTGTTCATGCTCTGCGCGGACGGCGAGTTCGGCGCAGAGGTCTATTCCGGCGCGACGAACGAAAAGCAGGCGTGGGAGGTCTTCCAGCCTGCTCGTCTTATGGCGCAGCGAACTCCTGCACTCTGCCGGCGCTTTGGCCTGCATGTCGGCGCGAACACGCTCAGCATCGCGGCGAATGGTAGCAAGTTCGAGACGCTGATCGGCAACCCGGGCGACGGCCAGTCGCCCTCCTGTTCGATTCATGACGAGTATCACGAGCACGTAGACGACGGTCAGGTCGACGCCATGCAGACCGGCATGGGAGCGCGAGACCAGCCGCTGCAGCTCATCATCACGACCGCCGGCGATAACCTGGCTGGGCCCTGCTACACGCTGATCCAGGAAGAGCGGAAACTTCTCGCCGGCATTGGCCAGGAGGGTGGCACATTCCCGCTCGACCACGAAACGCTCTTCGTCGAATACGGCGTCGACGAGGGTGACGATTGGAAAGCCGAGACCACTCTTCGGAAGGCCAATCCGAACTACGACGTTTCGGTCTCCGGCGACTTTCTTAAGGCCAGACAGCGCGAGGCAATCGCCACGCCGCGCAAAGCTGGCATTTTCAAGACGAAACACCTCAATCTCTGGGTCTCAGCGAAGGCCGCCTACTTCGACATTGAAGCATGGCGGCGCTGCAAGGATCCGAACATCCCAATGCGGCCGGTGGATGCCATGCAGCTGGAGAAGCTGCGCGGGCGCCGCTGCATCGCCGGGCTGGATCTCGCCTCGAAGGTCGACATCGCGGCGCTGGAACTGCTCTTCCCGCCGGAAGGGCCGAAGGCGACGATCGACGATCCCTATATCCGGTTCGGATTCTACTTCCTGCCGTCGGAAACGGTGCTCTCCGTCCCGCACTACCAGTCATGGGATGCGGACGGGCTGCTGAACGTCACCGAAGGCAACATCATCGATTACGACGAGATCCTGGCGGTGCTGCGGGAGGCCCGCGAGTTCTTCCAATTGGAGCAGGTTGCCTACGATCCGCACCAGGCGACCATGATGGTCACCACCCTGGTGAAGGAAGGCTTCCCAGTCATCGAATACCGGCCCGTCGTGCTCAACTTCTCGGAGCCGATGAAGCAACTCGACGCGCTGACCAAGTCGCAAACCATCGCCCACTCGGGCGATCCGGTGATGGAATGGGAGATGTCCAACGTCGTCGCCAAGCTCGACGTGAAGGACAACGTCTACCCGAACAAGCCCACCGGACAGAACCACCTCAAGATCGACAATCCGGTCGCGCTGATCAGCGCGCTCGGCGTCGCGATGAAAGACATGGAGGACGCAGTGGCCGCATCTCCATGGGACGATCCCTCATTCTCGCTGGTCGAAGCATGAAACTCCCGTTCGGCTTCGAGATCGGCCGCGCCAGGTCGGCGCCGATCAGCGAAACTCGCGCTGTTCAGATAACGCAGAATGCTTCGCAGGAAGAGATCCTGGCCTTCTTCGGGCTAGACACGACGAAGCTGCCAATCGTGACGACCATGTCGGCGCTCAAGGTACCGGCGGTCAACGCTGCGGTGAATTTTCTGTCGCGCACCATGGCGACGCTGACGCTCGAGGCCTTCCGCTCGACCAACGACGGCCCGAAGAAGCTGAGCGGACGCCTTCAAACGCTCGTACGCGACGCCCCCAACCCTGAATGGTCCAGCTACGGCGCGCGCGTGTACTTCTGGCAGAACGTCTTTCTGCACGGTCGCGGGTTGTTCGCCATTATACGCAACAACGGCCAACCCTACGAGCTGTGGCCGATGAACCCGCTGGCGGTGCGGGTATCGATGAACGTCTACGGCGAGAAGACGTACACGGTCTCCAGCGGCCAGACCGAGCCGGTCGGAAAGACCTTTGCGGCGGCCGATGTCATCGACATTCCGTGGATGCTCGCCGCGAACATGGTCAACGCCATCAGCCCTGTGACCATAGGAGAGCGGGCGATCCAGCTTGCGCTGGCGATGAATGACTATGGCTCTCAGTTCTTCGCCGGAGGCGGCGTCCCGCCCATCGCGATGGAGGGGCCAATCGCGGCCGGCGGCGAGGCCCAGCAGCGAGCGATGAACGATGTTTCGCGGGCAATCGATGCCGCCAAGCAGTCGGACAAACCGATCTTCTCGATGCCCCCCGGCTATAAGCTGACGCAGGTTGGTTACGACCCAGCCAAAGGGCAAATGACCGACGCTAGGGCGTTCCAAATCAAGGAAATCGCCCGAATTTGGCAGATTCCGCCCGTTTTCATCCAAGATCTGTCCGGCGCGACCTATTCGAACGTCGAGCAGCAGGATCTCCATCTCGTCAAGCATCTGATCAGCCAGTGGGCCACTGCATTTGAGCAGGAAGCCAACCTCAAGCTGTTCGGGCAGCTCAACGGCAGCCGCTATGTCCGGCACGACATCGACAGCCTGATGCGCGGCGACTTCACGAGCCGGATGAACGGTCTGGCGCAGGGCATCCAGAACGGAATCCTCATGCCGAACGAAGCGCGAGCCGGCGAAGGCAAGCCGGCCGCACCGGGCGGCGACAAGCTCCTCATCCAGGGCGCGACCGTCCCCTTGGACGGCCATGCTTCGCCCACGCCGGGCACCCCGAAACCCCTTCCCAAGCCAGAGCCCGTTGGAGGCGACGAATGACCCGTGAACGCAGGGCCAGCACGCAGCCGATCGCTGTCGAGGCGGCGGATGAGAAGCGCACTATCGTTGGCTACGCGGCCGTCTTCAACAGTCCGACCCTGATCGGGTCGGAGGAATACGGCTGGATAGAGGTGGTTTCGACCGGCGCGTTTGATGCCACGCTCCGCAGCGATATCGACGTGCTGGCGCTTTACAGCCACGAACTTGAGCGCCTGCTCGGCCGGCAGAGCTCCGGCACGCTTCGGCTGTCGATCGACGAAAAGGGCCTCCGCTACGAGATCGACCTCCCCGACACGACTGACGGTCGTGACGTAGGGGTTCTGGTCGAGCGCGGCGATCTGAGGGGCTCCAGCTTCGGCTTCAATGTCACGAAGCAGGAGTGGGACGAGACGGTCAATCCGCCGAAGCGCACGATCATGGCGGTCGACCTGTACGAGGTCACCGTCACCGCCAGCCCGGCATACGACGACACCGAAGTTGGCATGCGCTCGCTCACCGAGGCGCGCGAGGCCCGCAAGGCCGCAGAAATCTCGAAACGCGCCGAGAAGCGCGTATCGATCGGCCGTCGCCTGCAGATGAAGGCCGGCCTGGACATGCGCGAGCGGCGCATCTGACTTTCCCGGCGCTCCAGCGCCGCGCCTGACATGCCCTTCGGAAAGGCATCCGCCCGCTCGTGAGCGGGTACCCAGGAGTCTACCAATATGCCTACCATTCGCGAGCTGCAGGAGCAGCGCGAGCGACTGGTCGCGGGTGCTCGCGCGCGCCTCGACCAGATCAACGCCAACACCGACGAAAGCCGGACGGCGGAGCTGGAGACCCAGCACGACGCCGCCATGGCCGAACTCGACGCCCTCGACCGGCGCATCGCTCGGGAAGAGCGTGTCGCCGCCGCGGAACGCAGCATGGAAGAGCGCCAGCAGCGCGAAGCGCGCGAGCGCCGCCCGGTCCAGCCGGTTGGCGACCAGGGCGCCGGCGGCGGCGGCGAGGTGTCCTACCGCGACGCCTTCTACGCCTACATCCGGGCGCACGGTAACGAAGCGATGCTCGATAGCGAGCACCGTGCGGTGCTCCAGCGCGGCTATCAGGCAGTCGAACAGCGTGCGCAGACGTCGGGCACCCAGGCGGCCGGCGGCTACACCGTCCCGATCGAACTGCAGGCGGAGATCATCCGCTCGATGGTCGCTTGGGGCCCGATGTACGATCCTGCGGTCACCCGCGAGATCGTGACCGGCGGCGGCTACCAGATGCCGTACCCGACCGTGAACGACACCGGGAATACCGGCGCAGCCACGACCGAAGGTGAGGCGCTGCCCGATGATGGCTCGGGTGACGTTGCGTTCGGGCAGAAGCTGCTCGGCGCCTACGCCTTCTCCACGCCGTGGATCCGCGTGTCGAAGGAACTCGCCGAGGATAGCCTCTTCAATATGGAGGCCCTGCTCGGTGATCTCATCGGCGAGCGTCTCGGTCGCTTGGCGAACCTGCGCCTCACCACCGGTACAGGTGCCGGTCAGCCGACCGGCATCCAGACGGCGGCGGCCGCTGGCCAGACGTCTGCTTCGGCGACGGCGTTCACCTTCGACGACGTCATCGAGCTCGAGCACTCGGTCGATCCGGCCTATCGGCAGAGCCCGAAGGTCGCCTTCATGATGAACGACGCGATCCTCAAGGTCGTTCGGAAGCTGAAGGATGGCCAGGGCAATTACCTCTGGCAGCATGGCGATGTGCAGAAGGGCGTCCCCGCCGCGATCGACGGTAAGCCGTTCATCATCAACCAGGCGATGAACTCGGCGATGACGACCGGCCTCAAGGTCATGCTGTTCGGCGACATGTCGAAGTATTTCGTCCGCAAGGTCGGTGCTCCGCTCGTCGGCGCGCTGCAGGACAAGGACTTCTGGCCGGGCTTCGGCATGGCCGGCTGGATCCGCTTCGACGGCAACCTGATGGACGCCGCGGCCGTCAAGGCCCTGAAGCTGGCCTGATCTTCAAGCGCTGGCAGGGGCGGCCTTCGGGTCGCCCCTCTTTTCTCGACGGCCGTCCGCGACCGTCCGGAAAGGAGATCCTCCATGAAAGTGAAGATGCTGACCGGCATGGCCGGGCATGATTTCAGCCTTGCCCCCGGCGATGTCTACGATTGCGACGATGAAGAAGGCGCTCGCCTCATCGAAGCTGGCCACGCTGACCCAGACGATGCGAAGACGACCGAGCGGGCCGTCAAGAAGGGCCCGGCGGAAACCCGCTGATGTGGTTCCCGGCGCAAACGACAGAGTCGCCCAGCGGCAATGTCATAGAACTCGATGAGGCGAAGACATACCTTCGCGTCGATGATGACAGCCAAGACGAGGTCATCTCGCGCGCCGTCGCATCGGCGGTCGGCCATGTCGAAGCCTATACCGCCACCCGGCTGCTCACGCAGACGGTCGAGCTCCGCGCCGGGACCTTCGACGATTTGGATCACCTTCCGATCGGCCCAATCCAGTCGATCGTGTCCATCCAATATCTCGACACGTTGGGAGCAACTCAAACGCTGGATGCCAGCCAGTACGAGTTGTTCGGCGCTGGGCTAGAGCGTGGAATTCGTCCCGCGATCAACTTTCGCTGGCCGACTGTCCGCCGGGTTTCCGACGCGATTATGGTGACGGCAATCGTCGGCTATGGCGCACCGGGAGATGCTCCGGAGCCGGTAATGCGGGCCGTGTTCCTCCTCCTCGGCGATCTCTATAGCAATCGCGAAGACACGATCGCCGAACGCAGCGTCACTCCCGTCACGCTGCCCAATGGCATCGATACGAACCTCGCCAATTTCCGGATCAACGCGTGAGCGCGGCCTTTCCCCGGCTCAATGCCGGCGATCTTCGCCAGGTCGTCTCCATCCAAGCCGTAACCGGAACACCAGACGGCGGCGGTGGCACCGTAAAGAGCTGGGCTGATGTCGTGTCGCGAGTGTACGCGAAGATCGAGCCGTTGAATGGCGGCGAGGCCTTCCGGCAAGGTTTGCTGAACGCGACCCAATTGTATCGGGTAACCATTCGTTGGCGCACGGGTGTGTCGCCCAGCAACCGTCTTATGTGGAACGGAATACCTCTCAACATCCGGACCTGCGCTGATCCGGACGGTCGCCGCGAAGCGCTCGTAATGACCGCCGAAT